TAAACGTTCGGGCCATGAAAGCTTATAACTTAGTTTAGCATTCGGTGCAAAAAACGGTTTTACGCATTTGGGAAAAACCCCCGTCAAAAGCACGCATTTTGTTGCAGGGCGAATTTTAGGGAGTGACCGAAAGTATCCCTCAAAAGTACGTATTCTCTCCAACAGGGCAAAACGCTTTTTAACCCCCTCATCACGACCTGCCAAAAGCAAGGCAAATAACACCGTCCGCAAAATGAATAGGTAACGTGGGCTAAATCAAGTGAAGGAGAAATTTCCTTCACATAATTTCGGTCAGGTGTGTGTGAGTTATAAGGAGGAGGTAAGGTCACCATGTACACCAAGATAGAGATAGTGGTGGATGAGCTGAAGGACGGCAGTCTAGTGGTGAAGCTGAACGGCGAAAAGGTAGGGGAGCTAGGTGAGGTAAAGCCACTGGCGTTGATGAATGAGGTCCACGAACTGGTAACGATCAGGGAGAGGCTGAAGAGGCCCAGTAAGCTAGTGAATGACCTGGACGTAGAGATAGTAAGACAGTTGGCCCTGTTGATAGCCTGGTACGTGACTGAATAAGCCATCCTTTTTTTTCGAAGCCCTAGTATTTTCGGCCACGGGTGTCGTTCTTAAGGTTTCTGTAGGGTTACCATGTCGGCCAAAAGAGATACCCAAAAAAGTGGCCTCAGCCTTGACGAGTTTTTCGAATCAGTCAAGGATGAGGTGGTGGTCCTTCGTCTAAATGCGGGGGACTACGTCTTCCTGGAAGACGTGCAAATCGAGAACATACGGATATCCAAGAACGGGAATAAGGTCGTGGACATAAAGGGAAGGATAGCCCAGACTAACACCTCCCTCATGCCAGGACAGATGATAAGGTTCACCACTTCCATCCCAAACGCCATGGAAATAGCGACCTTTCTGAAGCAAGGTATGAGGTACATACTCGTGAAAAAGGGGGACAGGATCTATGTCAATGGATACACTGAACTACCAAGAAAGCCACAGTGAGGTCTATCTCGTCCAGCCCTCCCTTTTTGCCCCCTACGATCCTATAAATAGGAAGTTTTCCGTGGAGATGTACACGATTTTTCCAAAGAGGGGGGTCATTACCAGGCTCACCCTCCCTCAGTTCGTGGTGGGGGCAGTGTTGGAGGAGGGCCTAACGCCATTAGACGCAAGGCTAAGGTTTGAGTACCCCTACTACCTAGCATGGATGAGTTACGTTAAGGGAAATCCCTGGTATCTAGTCCCAGTACTGTCCTGCAGGGAGCTAATGGAAGAGTTTGGATGGGTTAGAGGTGCGGTGTTATGCCGAAAAACGATCCTGGCATAATCGTTCGGTATATCCTGGACCACCCCGAGACCATCATATGGTATAGGGAGTACATCACGGCCAAAACTGGGAGGCCGTTCTTTACTGAGGTGTATAGCAAGGACCTGGCACAGAAGGGGGTGGCCGTGGACATGGTGACCGTGAATTGGTCTAAGAAGGTCATGATTCTCATACCAGTGAGGACGTACCTGGGGGTGAGGGGTTCAGAGGTGATAGTGACTGACCCTAAGAGGGTCATGTGGTTCGGGGGCGATTTCCCCTATCTAGGGAATTGGCTGTTCTATTCTAAGTGGGCCTGGTACGTGGCCCTCACCTCAAGACATCCACTTAACAAATATGTGAAGAAAAAGATGAGGGAGGGTGAGTAACATGCCACAGGAAAACCCAGACATGGGAAACATCACGAGAGCGGGATACCGTATAACGACAAAGTGGAGTTGGGAGGACATCAGGAGGGCAGTGTTTTGTTTCGAGACCGTGGAGAACGCCAACGCATTTGTAAGATGCGTAAGGAAGAGGAGGACAGATGCGTTAGCCCTTTACAGGTACCTTCGAGACGTAAGGGCGGGGACAGGACTCGTCTGGGAGTTATTGCCCCCGTCCTTTGAAGAGGAGGGGTCGAACCCAGGGGGGGAGGGGACCTGCTTTACTCTAGTGATACCAGATACGTACCTATACTACCTTTGGGTAGACCCCTCAGAGATCATATCGGACATCTTAGCCACGACATCACTGGAGGTGTCCTATCCAGGTGCCTACCGAATAACTAGGCCTCCTGAAGGTGCTGATATCATATGGTGGCCCATGCGTCCAGAATACTTTAGGTATACAATATGCACCAATCAGCCTAACCCTCAATTCCAGGTAGCCCTAGACCAATACGTAATGAAATTGAAGGAAATCCTAGGTGAGTGACGTGATTACCCTGGATCACGACATCCCGTATGACCAGTATAGACAATCGGCTAAGGGGCAACTCGTCTTGGAGTTCTGCAGGACGTTCCGTGTACGGTGTTGGTATCGACGGTCAGCATCAGGGAACGTACACGTGTCGATAGACATGAGCGTGGACTTCCTTAGGGAGCTCGAAATCAGGGCCATCCTACTGGACGACCCTGGGAGGATATTGAACGACCTCCGTAGGCACGCCTTCCACGTGCCTACGGGCCGTCTTTGGGACGTGAAGGTGGACAGGACTGGGAAGAGACAGGCGGGCGAATGGGAAGTCCTCTACTCTCCCCCTGAGTAGGGTTTTTAGCCATCATATCTTACTTGTATCGTATGAGTCAAAACCCTACTACTCAGGAGCAAACCCCTCAGTCAAACACGCAGAATGAGGCTGAGGGGAAGGACGAGACCCAGTGGACTGAGTGTGAAGTCTGTGGTAAGAAGGTTAGGCTAAACATGTACAAGAGACACATGAGTGCCGTCCACGGTTTCATTACAAAGGAGGAGTATGCGAAACTTAAGGAAGAGGTAGAGAAGACGATCCAAACTACCATTCACTCAGCACTCCAGGAGCACTGGAAGGGACACTACAGGAGTCTAGCCGAACTCCTGGAGGAGGGTGAAAAACATGCGGAGACCTGTCCCCAGTGCCGTCAAGAACTTCAGCAGTGGCTAGACAAGAAACAGAAGGAGAAGTATAAGCCCGCTAACAGGAAGTGGTGGTAAGCCGTGTCCAAGAAGAAGAAGGAAGAGGAGGAGGCCCCTGTGTCTTCCAGTGAGGAAGTCCAGGAGGCCACTCCCCCACAGACGCCCCCTCAACAGGAGGCTAATAAGCAAGACCAGATAATAATGCAATTAGCCACGATTGTCCAGGAACAACAGAAAAAGATACAAGAACTGGAAAGCAATTTAAATTCAATTATGGAATATCTCAAGGCACAAAGCCAACAGGGTCCCCAACAGGGAGGGGGTATGTTGGAGGCAATCGTGCCCCTCCTTGGAAAACTGATGGAGCCTAGTAAGGATCCGTTGAGGGACATAGCGTTAGAATTAATGGTGGAATCAATGAAAAGTAATGTAGAGCTCTCAAAAGCCATAACTCAACGGATAGTCCAGGGGGTACAGGAGAAGGTAGCTAAGAATGTAGTTGATACGATCACTAGTGGGGTCATAACGCATGAATGAGCGGATCCGTATAGTGAACCTGACTAGGAAACTCATGTTAGAGATGGGAGTGGGGACGTACTTCCCCATGATACAGTATAGGATAAACGCCCTCCCAGAAGAGAAGATAAAGGCTATCTACAAGATAATAAAGGAGGAGACCAAGTCGTGGGTATAGTGCACGAAGAGGTCACATTCCACACGGAATACGATAATGAGTCAGTGGAGGCGATACGAAAGATCATCAGGGACCAGTGCGGGGAGAACCCCAAACCAGAATGTTGGGGTCCACTCGTCTGGAGCATGCTAGACAGCGTAATGCGGGCAATTCCCTGTCCAAAGTGCAGAAAAGAGGGACTGGAGTACCTCACGTTCATCCATGACCTGGTAAACATCATGAAAGGAGACCCGATATTCAATACCCCGCAATTCCTACGGAGGAAAAAGGAAGAGATCTTAGGCCTCCTCAGGAGTCGGGGCATATGATATAAATAGGAGTGACATGATAAGTCTGGTAGAGACCATGGTGTCAAGTAGGGAATTGGCCAAAAGGTTGAGCCAGGCCGCCCGTGACGCATGGAATTCAGAGGAAGGCCAAAGGATCAGGGAGGAGCTCAGTGCTGATGCGGGATCATATGGTGCATGTTTGAGGAGGGTAATGGAATCGGGTGGAGGTGCAAGGGGTTACAAAGACTGTGCCAGGAGGTCTGGTATTGGTATGGCTTTCGCCAGTGTCTGGGGTAGCTCAAAGGCCTACGGTAGGCCAATGGTAGAGGTCGTGGCCAGGTGATTCTAGGATGGACTTCAGCCGACAGAATATAGAGGGGCCGATCGCAGTAGGTATCGGTGGGTACGCCTGGGCTAAGCTCAAGTCGAACGCAAACGTCCAGAACTTCGTATCTAAACTCGGGGGAAAGACCAACACAGGGATAGCCCTGATAGCACTAGGGGTCCTACTTAAGGCGTATAAGCCAGACTCAGAAGCCATGAACGTGATAGGGTATTTACTCGCAGGTATGGGGTCTGGGGCATTAGCGGACGACTTGCCTGGAACGGGTACCCAGGCCACATATACCAACCAGGCCCCACAGTACCCTAACCCACTACCTCAAGGGGTGAACTACCTGTGAAGCAATACATGAAAACGGTAGAAGTCCAGTACGCCATACCTGCATCAGCCCCAGCAGGGAGCCAGATTCCAGGCGTATTCGTGGACTTGTCTAGCGGGACAAGTCAAGGCCAACTTCAAGTGCCCACGACCCAGGAGTGGATTATAATAGACGTCTACAACAGGGGGAGTCAGGACACTCCAGTGGATGCCGTGGCGACACTGACCAAAAACTCGGTCTCCAACGTCCTGACCACTGACCCAATGTCAAGCCTTAACATATCCAACCCCAGTAGACCGACCTATCCCCCAGTCCAGATGACGCCAGGGACTATACTGACGAGCAAAATCACGACACTGGCGTCGAATGGTACTAGCGGAGCCACCAACAATCTATTCCTCAAGATCAAGATTATCGACTACAGCCAATAGACGGAAAAGCCATTCCTTTTTTAGTAGTATTTCCTTCTTCTCTTTATGGTCTGTCAAACTGTGCAAAACCTCTCGATCGGCCAATACACGATCGAGAGCGGTACCATATGCGTGGAGGGTACGACCTCAGGTACCGCATCCTTCACCCTGAAGGTGGGCCCGTTCACGTACACACGGACCATTCCGTGGGGCACGACAAACCCTCAGCAGGCCTTAGGGACGTCCTCAGGGAGGGTGTACTTAATAGGGACCAACCCCTTGTCGTCCCTATTCGTTGATGACATCCTCACGATAGCGGAGTATTCACAGAAGGTGGCCAGTGCACTCGGATACCCTGGGAGTTTCAGTATTGTGAACGTCGGCCTAACGAACACGTCAGGCTGTAACAATTGCGTGGTCTACGTGGATTACGTTGCATCATCTCCCCCTATTGCGGTGGCCCTGGTTATCGCTTTGGTGATCGTGTTCCTGGTAGCGGTACTACTTGGGGTCTACTTTATCAGTGCGGCCGTGGAGAGCTTTCAGCCCGCACCTCCAACACCCCCTCCTCCAGGGAGTTCGCAAACGCTTTATCAACAGTACTACCAGGCATATGAACAGTACCTCCAGGAGAAGCAAACGGCCTCTATCACGGGGAGCGTATTCGGTACCTCAACGGCAGTGGCGGTCTTAGGATTAGCCATTTTAGCCTTCTTGGCGTTTAGTGATCACGGTGGTAGATGATGGGAGTATACCAGATATATGACGGTCAGTATACCGTGTACCCCGTGGGAAACCCACAGGTAACACAGATACAGGTGGACGTGCCTGGGAGGGTGAAGATCATGATCCTACCCACGATATCAGAGGCGTTACAGCTCACCGTAAACGGGAATTCAGGGTACCTGAATCAGGGGAACGTTTTGTCTGCAGGGAGTTGGTACACGTTTGAGTTTGTGACATGCGGAAAAGATGTCATAAGTATAAATGGGCAAAATCAAGGTGTATATCTCAGGGTGATAGTATATTGATCCGAAACGTGCACGCCATGAGGAGACTCACCAAGACAGAGATTAGGGACTACGCAAGGACTTTAGTGCCTATAATCGAATCCCATGAAATTGACGGGACCAGGGACCTGAGGATTGTGGACGCCATCATATCCTACGCCATGAAAGGGACCAGGTCGTGGATGAGGAGGGGGTCAGCCCTTCAGGGATTCATAGGGCCTAGAATGTCGGTACTGGAGGGGTACCTCATCTTCCCAACATCTGGCCTAGAACCAGTGACCATCCAGACCACCACCCTGGAGAACTCCTACCTTCTCCTGGATATCGTGGGTGCAGGAGGAGGGGGTGGTGGAGGAGGTGGTGGGAACACCACGGCCACCACTCCTAGCGGTCAGGGTGGAGGTGGTGGGGGAGACGGGGGCCGTCTTATCGTGAGGACCCAAGGTCCACTCACTGCAGACACCAAGTTCACGGCCCAACTTGGAGGGTTAGGAGGTTCAGGTGGGCCAGCAGGGGCTAACGGTGCACCAGGGTCAGGCCCGAATGGGAACACCCAAGTAGTTCTAGGTAACGGGTCACTGACGATCAGTGTACCAGGAAACCCATCCCCTAACATGCCCCCAACTGCAGGAGGACAGCAGGCAGGAGGAGGAGGTGGACCAGGAGGGTCTGCAGTGTTCACGTACCTACCTACTACCCCGATATTCTCAGCCATCCAACTGAACCCAAGGACGACCTTCTTAGCCAATTATGCGGGGGTCCTGGATGAGGGAGTGGGAGGAGACGGTGTTGGGTCAGAGTACTTCTCCCTATCCAACAATACGCCCATATTCGTCTCCACACCTCAAGGTACTAGGGTGGCAGGAGGAAACCCAGGTACCGCAGGCACTTCAGCCACGGCTAACGTGCCCACTGGTGCTATCCCGCTAAGGGGAGCAGGAGCAGGAGGAGGAGGAGGTCTCAACTCAGCCACAGCACCTGGTACTGGAGGAAACGGTGGTGCGGGTGGACCAGGCCCCATAATTATCCTGGTGATAGGATGACCGATTGGACAGTGGTAGGAGTCCTGGGGGTGCAAACTATCGTCTTCCTTTACGCCAGTGCAAAGCTCAGGAAGTTGAGTGCAATGGCCGACAGGCTAGCCACGGCTCTCTCTAATATATCAAAGGAGCTAGAGATGGCGTCCATGGACATGAAAAGCATCCAACGGGAGATGACAGAACTGGAAGACCTAATTAGGACCGCACTGAGGGATTAGTATGAGCTGTCAATCATGTGGTCAATCCAGTCAGGGCGTATGTTACGTACTAGAGCATGTAGGGACTGAGCCCATCTACATCAACGGTCAGAAGTACGGCCAGGGTGACTTTTGCTTTACCACTCCACAGCTGACGATAGAGTACCAGGGTGTCCAGTACCAGATAGACATGTCATACGCCCCAACGGTGCAGAACGTTTACGGGTGTTGTCTGCAAGGAACGACCGCAAAGCTCACGATCGTGACCACGACACAGGGACAGACCACGCCCATATTCGTGCCATATCAGGTACTGGTTAGCACGTCTCAGGGAACGGGTACCACGGGGACAAGTGGGAGTAGTATCTTCTCGTCTATCCCGTGGTGGCTAATCCTACTACTCATCATACTGGGGGCCTTACTCCTAGGAGGAGGAAACCCGTGAGCTATACATGGTACATCCAGAACCAAGATAGGGACACAATTCAATTTTGTGTAGTCCAGTCAGGGGGATACTACAATTGTACCAGTATCCCAGGAAACTCAACGCAGACTTTCGTAATCCCTGACAGTGACGTGCAGATATACGGCACCCCAACAGGGTACTACGTCTACTACACCAGTGTTCAGGTTAAGACAGGGACCAAGTCCCTTCCCCCATCAGGCTCAACGATCACGGTACCCGCATACACGGGATGTGACCCATTACTCACACAGGGCCAAGGGTACCCCCCACTGGTGCCGTGCCAATCCCCCATCATATACATGAAATCTGAGAGCACCCCAGCCATGTTTATCGAAAATTCGGGAGCAGATCCTGCAGGGTTCTCGTACTTCTTCGGTGTAGCGGGGAGCCAACTAGGTATAGCCACGGGACCAGGATGGGCATACTACCGACAGTACCCAAAGGCCCAAGTCTATCTTATCGGAAACTGGAGGGTCACTCCAGACGGGAATTATCTCGATGAGGATTCAGGTAGAACTTACTGTGGATGTCCAGGGAAGTCGGTGTATGTCATCCCAACCAGTGCCCTTCCAGGCCCGTCCAGTGGGACTGCGTCCAGTGGGACTGGGACTCAAACGACCACGTCCACGGGGACTACCACAGGTCAGCAGACCACAGGTCAGCAGACCACGAGTCAGCAGACCACGGGCATTCTAAACGTGGCGAATCCGTGCTCAACTGGTGTGGTAGTGAACGCAGGGGGGAAGACCGCATACGCCCCCCCATACCACGCCATCTCCTTGGAAGTGCCCATCCCGACCAACTACACTTTAATATCTGAAGGCCAACAGGTAGGTAAGGGGACGGTGTACAAGAGCGGGGAGTACGTATCGCCCCAGTTATGCCCCTCTTCCCCTAGCCCTACACCGACTCCCTCACCGTCCCCATCAGGAGGTACATCCACAAAGACTACGTCTACCACGACTACCACGTCTACCTCCCCAAGTTTGCCATGGGAAGTACTCCTAGTCCTGGTCATACTAGGGACCCTGGCACTGTCAAGTTAGGTTTTTTACTTAGGGTTTCTAATAGGACATGAGCGGTGAGCGGTGGGGACACGGTGCTCACGCACCCCCCCACTACACCGCACCAGGTGATACAAATGAGCCAGGTCCCGAAAAAGCGGTTAGGAGCCAGGATCACGAGGGCCCTCTTTAACGGCCTCTCACTGGGCATATTGGGAGGTGCGGGCATCTATATCCTAGCTGAAGGAGTCGATACCCTATCGGGTACGCAGGTCCTTAACCCTATCGCCTTCCTACTTCTTATTGTCGGTGGGACGATCGTTACGAGTATCGGTATTGAGTTATCTAAAGACCTGTCTGGTGAGTAGTCTCGGCCAAGTCCCCTTTTTTTATACCCCACAGTCCTTCAGATCCAAAATGGACGCCCAAACTTCCATACAAGATAGGCTCACCCTCCTAGAGGAGAGGCTTTCTTCAATTGAGGTTAGCCTCAAGGCCCTCCAGAGGAGGGTGGAAAACGCCGAAAGGCGTCAGGAAGAACTAGAGGAGGCCCTAGACCAATTACGAGACGAAATTGAGGACTGTGTGGCCGACACTACCTACCTCTTCGATTCTATCCAAGAGGTCCAGGACGACCTAGACGAGATAAAGAAGTGATGACCGTGGAGTTCACGTACAAGATAGAGAAGGACACAGTTTCAGTATGGGTACATGACGAGAAGACCGGGAAGAAACTTGTGTCCCTCCAACTCCCACGCAAAGACGTCGAGTATGTGGCCAAAAGGGCCATTCGAGAGCTAGACGTAAATGAGGAGGACGCCTATAACTTGGCCGTCTACCTCAATTACGTGCGTGTGACCTGGGGCCTACTCTAGTCCTTTTTCTTTCATACCTACCCCTAATCCGGGGGTTAGGCTCTACTTCTCTCACGAACTTAACATAATCCTCATCAAACATGTGTTTTTGTTTCGCATCACGGCTTAATATAAATTGCGGAAGGTCGTGATGAGGGGGTTAAAAAGCGTTTTGCCCTGTTGGAGAGAATACGTACTTTTGAGGGATACTTTCGGTCACTCCCTAAAATCCGCCCTGCAACAAAATGCGTGCTTTTGACGGGGGTTTTTCCCAAATGCGTAAAACCGTTTTTTGCACCGAATGCTAAACTAAGTAATAAGCTTTCATGGCCCGAACGTTTA